GATACCCCCGACAAGAGCGATCCGTTGAACCAGCTCGTCACCGTTGGTGTGAAGCTGTACTTCGCCGCTCTGCGTTTGGCCGCTGGTAACACCAGTGGTGCTTCTCCTGGGAATATCAACCCGGTGTGGTACCTGGTGCATCGTACGAAGACCTCTACCACGCTGTAATATGCGACCTAAGACGGCCACCATCATGGTGATTGCCGTCGGCCCAAAGGGGCATCGTCGAGAAATCGGTGGTGCCCCTTCTCATTCCGCTTGCGGATGTGATGAGGCTGACAACAATGCGCCAATGATTGCGATTCCAGTCGAGGCTCTTTCCACTGACACGGAAGATGGCCAACAGGCTTCCCCCGAGGTTGGTGATGAAGTTCTACTCGATGATGTGCGGGGTATTCTTCGCAAGCTTGAGAACGGTGAAGCTTACGTTGAAATTAAGACCGTAAACGGTATGCCCGCTGAATACGAAAACACTGGAGACGATGCCATGGAATCCAAACAGACCATGGACGAAAAAGGCATGCGTAAGATGGCCATGATGCACGACGGCGAGATGGAGTCCTAACATGCCGATCTACACCTTCGAGAACAAAGGCAAGTCCGTGGAGCAAATCGCTCCAATGGGAACCGATTCTCTTGTGATCAAGGGTGAACGCTGGACGAGGCAGCCGGTAGCCCGCTTCGGGGTTACCGGTTTTGCCCGCGAAGCCGAACTCAAGGACAAGGTGAAGCAGGGCTTTAGCCGGATGGAAGACCGGCAGGGAACCCGCTTCGAGAGCACTTTCAGCAAGAATCAGATCCGTAAAATTTGGGACATATGAGCATAGAATCTAATCTGGCAACCGAGTATTCGATGGGCAATGCGGGCTTCCAGCTCGTGACCTCTACCGCGTTGACCACTGGCCCATTCGTTGCAATCACCACGATTGCCGTCACCACTTTCACTTCGATCACCGGTAATGGAATCAGCGGATCTTGGTCCACAGTGGCTATCCCCGCTGGCATTACGCTTCCTGGGCCGATTACGAGCTTCCAGATTTCCAGTGGTCAGGTGGTCGCGTTCAACGGAATCATCAGCTCCTAACCGTGACACTCGCTCTTGGAACACGATTGGCTTCAAGTGGGTCTGGCGGAAACGTCACGCCCGCCGATCTGCCGATCGTGCGCCGGGATCTATTGCAGGAAGACGAGTTCTTCGTACTGCAAGAGGATGGAACTGGGAAGATCGTGTTGTCTTTTGGCACCTACGATCGAATGGCAACTGAGCAGGGCACCGATCTCATTTTAACCGAAGCATCCGACAAATTCATTCTAACCGTTTACTGACCTATGGCAGACACAAAGATCACAGCACTGACGGCGTTGACCGCCGCTGATCCGGCTAATGACGTTATCCCTATCGTTGATGTCAGCGATACCACGATGGCGGCATCTGGTACGACTAAGAAGATCAGCGTCAACAACATCCTCGGAGCATCCGGCACCGCCACCCTCGCCTCCGCCACCATCACCGGCGATCTGACGGTGGATACTAACGTACTGAAGGTTGACTCGACGCTCAATCGCGTATCAGTAAACACGACAACTTTTGCGACTGATTCCGTGTTTGCGGTTAAAACGCCTTCGGGAAAGTTCGATGTCAGATCTTATGGTGCTGCGTCCGTTAAGATAAGTTCGGATGCCGCGATGGGCTACAACGTATCGACTGGAAATGGTCATATTTTCCAAATAAACGATGCGGACGCCATGACCCTCAACTCTACGGGGTTGGGCGTGGGGGTTAGTCCGGCAACAAAGCTGCACATTGCTGGTACTGGAACTCAAACAGCGAAAATACAAACGAACACTTCCGGCGATCCGACGTTAATACTTGAAGCGGCTGGTGCTGATGGTGCAAGTATTCTCTACGACCGCACCAATGGCGGACTGCGCTTTGATGTTAGCTCTATTACCGGAGCAATGCGAATATCGACTGCCGGCAACGTTATTTCAAACGTGACAGGAACCGCGCCCACATTGGCAACAAACAGCCAGATGGTTTTCAACCTGACGAGCAATACCAACCTACGCATCTCGGTTCGCGGCACTGATGGCACGACTCGCACAGCCAACATCACTCTCGCCTAATCCCATGATTACCCTCTCTTGGATCATCGAACGCCTTCTCGTTAAGCCGACCGAAGGCTCCCTCACTGATGTCGTGATTACCGCCGACTGGCGATGCAACGGCACTCAGGATCAATACAGCGGCACCTGCTACGGCTCATGCTCGTTCGCTCCGCCGTCTGGTGAGTTCACGCCTTACGAGGACCTGACCGAAGCGCAGGTGCTTGGTTGGTGTTATGCGAATGGCGCGGACAAGACCGCCATCGAGGCGAACGTCACCGCGCAGATTGAGAATCAGATCAATCCGCCCGTGGTGACGCTGCCGTTGCCGTGGGCGGCGCAGCCTCCGGTTAAGGTTGCGGAGCCTGTTGTTATCGCTGACGCTCCCGTCGTATGATCAAGATCGAACTCACTCAGGAGCAGGCCAACAGCCTTCTCCAACTCATCGACATTGCCATCAAAGCCGGTGGCTATCAGAACGCTAAGGTAGGCGTTCCTTTGGCAGACTTAATCCTCGCAGCCGCTCAACCCAAGCCCGAGTAATGGAACCAACGAACAGCAGCACCAGCCCTGGACTATCCCTAGCAGCAGCGGCAGGTGCCACCGCTGTTTCGTTTATTCCACAGCTCACCGACTGGGTAAGGCTTATCACGGCAGTGATCGGCTTACTTTGCGCCTGTTACGCAGCGTTTCGCTTATTTAAATCCAAATGAAAAACACAAAAACAACTCTCGCAGGTGTCGGTGCAATCCTCGTCGCTGTTGGTGGGGCCTTGAAGGCTATCTTTGATGGTGACCCCTCGACCAACCTCGACCTGACTACCACCATTGCAGCGGTCACCGCTGGCATTGGACTGATCTGGGCTAAGGACGCCAAGGAAGCCGAAGCTCCGAAGCCTTGAACTGGATTTATCAACTCGTGAAGGCTCTCTTGGACTTCCTCCGGGAGACGCCTGCACCAAAAATAGAAGAAGGAAATGCGCCAAAGCCTCTCAAATCTGATCTGGCTGCTCGTGTTGCCGATCTGCCTGGGCTGCCAGACAAAAGTGATTCTGGTTCCTAACGGTGATCCCGTGATGCTGGCCGAGCCTGTCCGCGCTCGTGTCTACGCTTTTGACAAGGACAAGAAATTGGTGGGGCCATCTAAGGTGACCCTTCCAGCCGGTTGGTACGTTTTGCCAAAGAACTGATATGGGAACACCACTTACAGGCAGTAGCGTTGCATCGACCTACACTGGCCTACTCAAGAACACCGACAACTCCACCGTAGGCGCAACGCTCAAAGCCATCAGCGACGGCAGCGGCAATGACTCCGCTCTCCAGATCTCCAGCGTTGCAGTTAATACCACCAACGATTTCAGCGTAGCCACTAACAAGCTCACAGTGGCTGCTGCAAGCGGCAACACGGCCATTGCAGGCACTCTTGGTGTGACCGGGGCTACCAGCCTCTCAAGCCTCGCTACGAGCGGTGCAGCGACCATAGGCGGTGCGCTCAATGTCACCGGAGCAATTACGCTCACTGGCAACCTGACAGTCCCAGGAAACCTTGCGGTCACGGGAACCTCCACGCTGACCGGCAATACCGCCGTTACCGGTACCCTAGGGGTCACGGGAGCAAGCACCTTGGCAAGCGTTGGAGTGACCGGTAACACCACGCTAACAGGTGATCTTGCGGCCAATGGGAACACCACGCTTGGAAATGCCGGCACCGACACGCTGACGCTTAACTCGGACAACATCACGGTTCCAAACCTCACCCCTGTTGTCGTTGATTTTACCGCTGATAATGTTCTGATCAAAGACGCAACAGACAATAAGGTAAGGCTTGTTGCTGGAACCTATTTTACTCCGCAAGTAAAACAGACGATTTACAAAGACTCCACCGCATCAGGAAGTCCGTTTGTTGCCACAAATGTTGGATCAGGAACAGAGATAACGGTTCTGACTACTTCAATCACTCCTAGGTATACATCTTCAACAGTGTTGGTTTCAATAGTCATAAACTATAGTAATCAGCAATATGCAAATTACGGAGTGTTTAGAATCACTCGTAACAATATACCTATTGGAGACAACAACGTAGGTACAGACTTGTTCGGTATTGCGCCTTTTCCTGGTATTGCAAACACTAGTAATGTCTCTTTAAGCACCCAGTTTATTCAGATTCTTGATTCACCAGCATCCACATCTGCTGTTACTTACAGAATCCATTTTTACTATGCAAGAACGTACATTCCATCAATGTGGCTTAATAAATCATATTATGACGTTACCAGTGGCCAATCTGAAGCTGCATCTCGCGTCAGCTCCTCAATGACATTGCAAGAATACTTCGCATGAAACCCTCCGAAGCGGCTCAGGCAGCTTGCGATAAGCTGTCGTTCACAGACTCGGCCACCATCGCGTTGGCCAAGAAGTTCTGTATCCGCCGCTACTCGATGATCTGGGATTCATGCCTGTGGAACGATACCCTCGGCGTTATCTCTCATCCGGTCACCGCCGGAGATGAGATGATCACCCTATCGGATTACGTTGCATCCGCTTACGCTTCAGGTACCGGCTACAACACTTTCATCGACTTCCCCGTCGCCATCCGCTTCACGGTCACCGGAGATACCGATGGCATCGAAGTGCCCGCCGCGGAATGGGTTTCCTTCTTCCAGCTCGATCCCAACACCTGGAACAACGTCGATAGCCGTAAATCCACCCCCGGAAACTTCGTTAACTGGACCCGGTTGATTGGTGGAGCTTACGGCGAGGCCGGTGTTCCACGCATCAAACTCGTCCCCACTCCCAATGCCGATGGAACCCTGTTCATCCTCGCCAAGAAACAGTCGCAGATGCGGCAGTTCGGTGAGGCTGTCACCATCTCGAACGATACCAACTTCGAGCTGCGAGGTGTAGAGAACGCACTGATGGCCTACACCGAAGGCGATCTCCTCGAATACTCACGCCAGTACGGCAAAGCCCAAGCCAAGTTCCAAGAGGGAGCCGCTCAGGTCTCCATCATGAAAGACATGGAACGCGGCCAGCAGCAGCAAATCAGCCGCATCATCCCAGATAGCTTGTACGATTACACGTTCCAGGACATCCTGTAATCGCCATGCCATTCCAATCCTCAGATGCTCTCGATGATCAGATGCTTCTGGATGGAAGCACGGGGTTCAGCACTGGCGTCATCTCTGCCACTCGTCCTGATGCCATTCCTGCAACCAGCATGGAATCGGCAATCAACATGGACTATGACGACTTCGGCAATCTCGTCACACGACTCGGAACCGTTTCACTGACCGGAGCCAGCGAAGTATCTAATTGGGAAGATATCGTCTCGAACTGGGAGTCAACGAATTCCAATTTTGGGTCCAACCTTCAATCCAACTCCACGGTCCTATCGGGATTTTACTTCGATACCGCAACATCCGAACGCCTTGTCATTGCAGTAAATGACATCAGTACATCAACCAAGAGCCTCTACTTCGGATCACCGGCAACTTCCTACAGTCAGATTTCAGGGTCAACGCTCAACGCTTCTGCTTTCTACGTCTATTTTGCTCAATTAAATGACAAATTGTTTTATTCAGACGGTCTCGGAACGCTGAAGTACATCTCAAGCTCGAACCTCAGCAACTCCACCGCAGCCGGCAAGATCAGCCGCATTGATGTCATTAATCAGGGATCGAATCACGGCTCCATTCCAACGATAACCGTTGCAGCCCCTCCCAGCGGCATCACGGCTACGGCCACTGCGGTTGTTTCTAACGATGGTAATCTCGTATTCATAACGATCACCAATCCTGGAAGCGGCTATACGACCGCTCCAGCGATTACTATTTCTCCTGCCGCCTCGTCTCACGCCGTAGCCTTCGTATCGCTCACGCCTCCTGCCCAACCGATCTTTCTCACCACCCATACCAATCGGTTGTTCGCAGTTTCCGCGGATACATCCATCCAGCCCGATACCCTCTACTTCTCGGATATTCTCGATGGCGAATCATGGGATCCTCTCGGTTCCATCCGAATCGGTGGTGATGGCGATCCAATCAAGGGCCTCTACTCTTGGTTCGGCTATCAACTCATCGTCTTCAAGGAACGCTCTATTTGGAGCGTAAATGCCGATCCTACGCAGGATGCTGCCGATTGGACCATATCACTCATCAGCGGCAATATCGGCTGCTCATCGCACCGCTCAATCACCGCGGTTGGTCCTGACGTATTCTTCCTGTCCCGAGATGGCGTCCGATCTCTCCAGCAGATCCAAGCCGGTACCCAGACGAGCGTAGGTCTCGCGCTCTCCAGCCCGATCAACGACCTCATCAGTCGCATCGACAAAACCAAGCTCGACCTCTGCGACGGTGTATTCTGGAACAACCGCTACCTGCTGGCAGTTCCGTTTGTCACCGAGGAACCAACGATCCTGGGAGTCGAAAGCGAGTACGCACTCCTGACCGAGAACAGCATCGATATCGCCCTTGAAGGAGCACTCAACGAGAACAACGCGGTCATCGTATACCACTCATTGGCCCGCTCGTGGCTTGGTTACTGGGACAACTGGATCGTAAACGACTTCATCCCAACCTCGTTCTCAACATTTGGACCCGTCCTCATGTTTGCTGGCGATATCATCTCGGTGTCAGCGGGAGCCGGCCAGGTCTGGTCCTTCAACGATTACCTTCCGAACAGCCGGCTCAATCCGATTTCAAGCTCCGCATACACCGATGGCGGTGCGAATTACCAATCTGAGGTGATCACCAAGGCTTACAACCTGAACGAACCTATCCCCGACAAGATCGGGTACAGCGTTCAATTCGCCTTCGACAACCCGTACACCACCGCCACCACGACCGCCGAAGTGTCGCTGTCCAAGGATATGTCGGCCACATTCGTGACGCTCGATTCCGCGCTGGCGATCACCTCAAGCCAGAAGTTCCTGAAGGCTTACAACCTGATCAGCCAAGGTCGCTGGAATACTTTGCAATTCAAGGTAACCGCAGACGCTGGTCGCTTGTCTCTGCAATCCACCATTCTCTCCGGATTCGTAGATTCTGTGCGTCCTCAGCAATGAGCGTTCATCCAACAAACATCGAAGCGGCCAAGCTACTGCGAGAGCATTGGCCAACCTGCTCGTCATGGACTGAAGATCAGATCCTCAATTGGATCGGGATCTTTAGTTCCAAGAAACTGTTTGGCATTGTGAAGAACGATGAAGGAAAGTGTGTCGGTGTTGGAGCTGTTCGGTTTCTGAATTCCATTGATGAATCCGAGGATCT